ATGACGGGCGATTATCGTTGGGTCGAGTCCTTCGACGACCTCATTCGTGCAATCGATTGCACGTTCGCGCAGACCGGCCGGCCGGTCGAGGTCGCCTGCCGGGTCGATACCGGCGACGGGGCCGGAGCTGACGGAAGTGCAGGCGGGGCCGCCATCGGCTTCACCATGGCGGCCGGCGCGGCGGACTGTCTCGATCTCGCCGGGGCGTTGCCGGACGAGGCCGTCGGGGAGCTGCGCCATCTGCTGACCTCGCCGCGGATCAGGCTGCGCGGCGCCAACTTCAAGTCGGAGATGGTGTGGCTGGCGGCGCGGCTCGGCATCGCGTGCAGCAACTTCGCCTTCGATGCGCTGCTCGCGGGCTCGCTGCTCGACGAGAACCGCGCCAACAGCCTCGCCGCCTATGCGCGCCTCTATGCGGCGCTCGACGCGGACACCGAAGACGGGGACGACGCGCGACAAAAGCTGCTGCGCCGGCTGGGCCGCGCCGTCGATGCCGTCTTCCAGGCCGCCGTCGCGATCCGCGGCGAGCTGCTGGCATCGCCGGCGCTGGCGCATTTCTACGTGACCCTGCTGCATCCCGCCTCGCAAGCCTTCGCCCGCCTCGAACGGCGCGGCGTCGTGGCCTCGCGCGAACGCTTCGAGGCGCTGCGGGTCGAGCTGGAAGGCGAGGACGGCCGCGGCGGCGCGCTGGCCGATCTCGACCGTCAGGTGCTGGCGCTGCTGCCCGGCCGGCTGCGCATGAAATACGCCGACAATCTCTCCGTCCGTCCCGCGATGCTGCGCGATTTCTTCTTCGGCACCGCGGGCCTGCATCTCAAGCCGCGTATGGTGACGCCGCGCCACGGCGAGCCCTCGACCGCCAAGGCCCATCTCGCAATGTTCCACGACGTGCCCGAGGCGGCGGCGATGGTGACGCTGCTGGAGGCGCGCAGTTCGGCGGCCAAGATGCTATCGGCCTATGTGAAGGGCTTCCTGAAGCACCTGCATCCCGACGGCCGCTTTCATCCGGCCTATATGCTCTTTGCCGGACGCGCGGACGATGGAGACGAATCCGGCGGCGGCACCGTCACCGGCCGCACCTCGGCGCGCGATCCCGCCATCCAGACCGTGCCGAAGCGCGGGACGTGGGCGAAGAAGCTGCGCCGCTGCTTCGTGGCGCCGCCCGGCATGGCGATCTGGTCGGCCGATGCCGCGCAGGGCGAACTCAAGATCGCGGCCTGCCTCGCCGACGAGGCCAACATGCTGGCGGCCTATCGCGCCGGCCTCGATCTCCATGCCGTCACCGGCGCCTCGATGATGGACATGCCGACCGACGCCTTCATGGCGCTGGCCGCCGACGTTCGGGATCGCGAGAAGATGGAGCGCTTCGAGCTGGGCCGCTTCAAGGCCAAGGCCTGCAACTTCGGTCTGCTCTACGGCATGCAGGCCAGGGGCTTCGTGCGCTACGCCTGGCAGACCTTCAAGATGGTTCTGAGCGAGGCGCAGGCGCAGGAGATGATCGACCGCTTCTTCGCGACCTATCCCGGCCTGCTCGACTGGCACGAGGCGGCACGCAAGCAGGCGCGGCGCGACGGCGCGGTGGCCAATCCCTTCGGCCGCGTGCGCCACCTGCCGTGGATCCGCGCGCAGGATCGTCAGATTGCAAGCCGCGCCGAACGCCAGGCGATCAACGCGCCGGTGCAATCGACGCTCTCCGATCTCACCTGCTGGGCCTTGAGCGAGATCGACCGCCAGATTCCCGAGGCCCAGCCCTGCGCCATGATCCACGACGCCATCGTCGGCTACTGCCCCGAGGACCGCGCCGACGAGATCGGCCGCCAGATCGTCGAGGTCGCAAGCACTTTGCCGATCGAGACGCTGTGCGGCTGGCGCCCGCAACTCGCCTTCACCTTCGACCACGAACACGGCCCCGACATGGGCTCGATGGTGAAGATGAAGGCATAATTGTCGTCCAGAGCGAAGCGAAGGATCTCATGCCCGTGGACGCAGTCGCGGACCAACGCCGCTCGCGTCGATACCGGCCGTCCGAGACGCGCGCATAGGCTCGCGGCATGAAAATCAAGCAGCCCGAAATGCGTGTCACCCCGCTTGCTCCCGCTGCCGCGCCCGCGATGGCGTCGAACGCGCTGCAGGTCGAGGACGAGTTCAACGCCTTCTACATGACCGGCACCGACGGCGCGGCCGGGCATGTGCTGCGGCCGCCCTACGATCCGAGGGTGCTGGAGCGGCTCACGCAGGAGAACAACGTCCTGGGCGCCTGCATCGATGCCATGGTGGTCAACGTCGCGGGCACCGGGCACCGCATCGAGCGCGAGACCAAACGCGCCGACGAGCCCGACGAGCAGGACGATCCGGTCGCCTGCAAGCTCGAAGCCTTCTTTCGCGAGCCGTTCCCCGGCACCAGCTTCGTCACCATGCGCCGCGACCTCGCACGCGACATGGAGCGGGTGGGCTACGGCGTGCTGGAGATCATGCGCAACGCCGCGGGCGAGGTCGTGTTCCTGCGCAACACGCCGGCCCGCACCATCCGGCTCTGCAAGCTCGATGCGCCGGCGCCGGTCGTGCGCACCGTGTCGCGCGGCGGCGCGGAGATGTCCGTCGCCGTGATGGTGCGCGAGCGCCGCTTCGTGCAGCTCATGGCCGGGCAGTTGCTGTTCTTCAAGGAGTTCGGCGCGTCCCGCCAGCTCGACAAGCATACCGGCCAGTGGGAGAGCGCCGACCGGCCCGTGCCGGTTCAGGCACGCGCCACCGAGCTTCTCTATTTCCAGGTGGGGCAGGACCCCAACAGCCCCTACGGCGTGCCGCGCTGGGAGGGGCAGATCCCGTCGGTCGTGGGCTCGCGCGCGGCGGAGGAGAACAACCTCACCTATCTGCAGTCGGGCGGCCTGCCGCCGGCGCTGATCGTGGTGCAGGGCGGCATCGTGGCGGGCGAGGCGCGGCAGGCGCTGGAGCGCCAGTTCGCGCCCGGCCAGAAATCGCGCGCCGCCATCCTCGAAGTGCCCGCGACCGACGGCATGCTCGACAAGCCGGGCACGGTGAAGGTCACGGTCGAACGTTTCGGCCACGAGCGCGCGGGCGACTCGATGTTCGAGCGTTACGACGACAAATGCGCCGAGCGCGTGCTGCGCGCCTTCCGCTTCTCGCCGCTGTTCCTCGGCAAGTCGGCCGACTTCAATTTCGCGACGGCCTATGCGAGCTACCTCGCGGCGGAGAGCCAGGTGTTCGGGCCGGAGCGGCGGCTGTTCGACGAGATCGTGACGCGCAAGCTGCTGCCCGAGCTGGGCGGCGCGGGCTATGTCTTCCGCTCCAACCCCATCGCCATCAAGGACGTGACGCAGCAGATCGAAGCGCTGGCGCTGGCGGCGGGCCTGCCGGGCATCGATCTCGAAAGCGTCGTCGACCAGCTCAACAAGGCGGCGGAGCTGGAGCTGCAGTTCCGGTGCTCGGAGGCGCCGGTTCAGCTACGTCCCGTGCAATCGGTTGCACGAACCGGATCGGAGGCCGAGTCGTGAGCCGAGTCCGCCAAGTCGGGGGGCAGGTGAAGACCTGGCTGCACCTGCTGCTCTATGCGCTCGCCTTCCACTGTACGCCGATCCCGGCATGAGCCCGCTGCTGGGGGTGAAGCTCGCTGCCGTCGCGCTGGCATTGGCGATCGTCGCGGCGGCGCTGTGGTGGAGCTACGTCGAGGGCAAGAGTGCGGGCCGCAACGAAGTCTCGACGCGGGCGATGGAGAAGGCGGCGGAGAAGACACATGAAGGCATCAGGCTGCGCAACCAGGCGGCGCGTCGCGCTGCTGGCGACGACGACGATACTGCTTTCGAGCGCATGCGCCCCCGCGCCGGTGGTGGTGCTGAGCCCTGATCCCTGCGCCCGCTTCTCCCGCCTGGAGATGACCGACGCCCAGGTCGACGACGCCAGGCGCTCCCCCGAAAGCCGCCAGGTAAAGTACCTCGCGATCATGCGCCTGATCCACGGCACCGTGAACGAGTGCCGCGCGGCGCAGATGGAGAAGAAGGACTGAGCTGAAGGCGCGCCGCAGGGCGCCGAACCCAAGGAGGGGTGGAGCCGTGGCCGACCAGGAACTGTTAGTCGTCGTCCGCATGCGCGACGAAGCGTCGGCGGTGCTGAAGCAGGCGACCGCGGCGATCCGTGATCTTGGAGGCGTGGCCGATGTTGTGACGCAAAAGACGGCTTCGTTCCGAAGCACATTGCAAGTCACCACGACGACAGCGACAAGCTTCGGCCAGGCCAGCAAGACCGCGACTGCGGGATTCACCACACTGACGCAAACGCTTACGCAGACCACCGCGGGTGCGGCTCGATTGGGCACTGCGATGCAAACGGCATCTACGCAGACGGGAGCCCTGGGCCGGGCCGGCAATACTGCCGGAAGGCAGTCAGCTACCCTGTTTCAAACGCTGAAAGCTGGAATGGGGGCCGCGCGGGTGGCTATCGCCGCATTGGAGCCCCTGATCGACTTGTACGGCAAAGCCGTCGACAGGACGATCCAGTATGAGAAGTCGCAGAATGCGCTGAACTCTGCCATGCGGCTCAGCGGCGGCGCCATCGGCATGACGAAGGGTGCGGTCAATGATGTCGTCAACGAAACGGCGAGCCGCACGCGAACCGACGACCAGGAACTTCGCAATGCCGCCGCCCTCCTGATCAATCAGGGCGAAGCCACGAGCGGGACATTCAAAGAGGCTTTGGACGTATCGACCAAGCTGGCGTTCGTCATGGGCACCGATGTCGTGTCGGCTTCTCGCCTGGTGGCCAACGCGATGGTGGATCCGAAGCAGGGCATGGAGGCACTGCGCGAAGCCGGGATCAAGCTCAAGGCGTCGGAGAGGGACCGCATCGCGGCGATGCAGCAGAGCGGTGACAAGATCGGCGCCCAGGCCGAGCTGCTGCGCGCCGTGAGCAAAGAAACCGGATCGGCGGAAGGAGCGAACAAGGGACTGTCCGGCAGTTTCAGAAACCTGTCCCACGCCTCGGGCGAGTTCCTTAACCAATTCAACGACAGCGTGCTTTCCCGGATGACGACCGGGATCGTCAACTTCGGTGCTGGGGTGATTCGAACCCTCACGATTTTCGAAGAAAAGACGAAAGGCGAGCAAACTCAGGAGCTACGTAAAGAACTTGCCGTTTATGAAACACGGCTCGCCAACTTCAAGGCCAGCAAAATTGACAGAGACCCGAAAGACTGGGATCCCCAGGAACACGCGCAAGCTGCGGGAATAGAGAGAGATATCCGGCGAGTGCGTGGAGAATTAGCGAAGATAAGCGCCGAATTCGTTCAGGCAATCGACAAAGGCGCTCAGGCTATCAGGGATAAAGCCGAGGAAGAACTCAGACGTGAAATCGGGAAAAAAGGCTACGCACTCGATAAGGCCGGCAATCTTACAAGCCAGAAAATCGTAGACGCGGATGCCGAGGTCGCGCGTGCTACCAAACTTCGAGATTTGCTAAAAGCGGTCTACGAAGAGTTCGAGAGGTTGGCAAAAGCCGGTGAGGTCTATTCACCGGAGAAATTCAACCGGGCTCTGCAGAACTACCTGCACGCAGAGCGTCTGCTGACCGAAGAAATGGAAACGGCTGCTCGCGCTCGGCAGAATGGCGGCGCGGCAGTAGTAGCAGCCTGTGAAGCCAGCGTAGCTGCGGAAGGCAAGGTGAGCGAGACGCTTAGTCGGGTGACATCTCACTTGGTGTTGTTCAATGATGGACTCGCGGATGTCGGGCGAGGAATTCTCGACTTTGCAGGAAAAGCAAGCCTTGTACGGTCGTCTTTCGACCTTTCGAGCCTTTTGAAGCCACCTGAGTCACCTCAGAAGTACGCAGGAATCGGCATTCGCCCGATGACAGAACTCCTGCCAGACGCCCCAAGCGGCGGCTTCGGCGGCGCGAGCGATGCGTTGAAGTCTCTGCGCGATGAAGTCGCGCGCCTCGACAGGACGCTGAAAGCGCTGCCCGAGGGACCTTATGCCGTGCGCAAGGCCGAAATGGACTCGAGGGCATCGGGTGTGAGCAGCGCCGAGGCCGACCTGGTGCGGCAGGCATTCGGCAAGCGGGAGGAGATCGCGTCCACGACGGCCATCGACAATCTCAAGAAGGAAACCGACCTGCTGCGGCAGTTGGCGGCGGCCGTCGGCGACGTGAACAAGCAGAACCAGATTCGGCGCGACTTCGAGAATGCCAGGAAACTGCTCGATGTGGCGCCGGCGGACAGAGAGAGGCTTGCCCAGGCACAGCGGGACAAGGACGAAGCCGATAAGCAGAGGCAGGAGGCCGAGGCGGCCTACAAGACCGAACAGGACAAGGTTGAGAAGGCGACGGCGTTCGCGCGCGAGACGTTCAAGGGGTTCTTCAGCGACCTCAAGGACGGGCTGAAGAAGGGGCAGGGGCTTTGGGAAGCGTTCGGCAACGCCGCGCGCAATGCGCTGAACAAGATCACCGAGAAGATCGTCGACCTCGTGTCGAACAAGCTGCTGGATCAACTGTTCGACGGTCTGGGCAACGTTCTCGGCGGCAGCGGCGGTGGAAAGGGCGGCGCTGCGGGTGGCGACGGAGGCATCTTCAGCTTCATCGGCAAGGGGCTGAGAGCATTCGCCTCTTTTCTCTTCGCCGACGGCGGCATCATGACCAGCCGCGGGCCGGTGCCGTTGCGCAGATATTCCGGCGGCGGCATCGCGACGTCGCCGCAGCTCGCGCTGTTCGGCGAGGGATCGGTGCCGGAGGCCTATGTGCCGGTGCCGTCGGGGCGGATTCCGGTCGAGCTGCGCGGCGGCGGCCTGCGCGGGGGCCTGAGCGGGGGCATGACGGTGCAGACCAACATCAGCGTCAATATGACGGCGCCGGCTGGTGGTCAGGGTTCCGGCGGCAGCGACGGGCGCGGCAACATGATGGAGCAGGCGCGCGAGCTCGGCGCCATCGTCACCGCGATGGTGAACAAGAACTTGCAGGACCAGATGCGGCCAGGCGGGCTGCTCAACCCCAGCGGCTCGTTCAGCGCGGGAGTGATGCAATGACGACGACGGTTCAGTTTCCCGCCATCGACTGCACCTTCGGCTCGCCGGTGAGCTATGCGCCGCGCGTGCTGAAGAACGCCTACGGCAACGGCTACGAGCAGAGGGTGGGCGACGGGCTGAACACCGTCGCCGAGAAGTGGACGGTGGCGTGGCAGGGCATCGCGTGGAACGAGTGCCTGGAGATCAACAGCTTCCTCAAGGCGCAGAAGGGCTACCTGCCGTTCCTGTGGACGCCGCCGGGCGAGGCGCCGCTCCAGGTCAAGTGCGAGAGCTGGAGCCGAGAGAAGACCAGCGGCACCACCGGCAACGTGCAGGCGACCTTCGAGCAGGTGTTCGATCTCTAGTTCTCGCCGGTGAGAGCGATCCCGGCTTCCGTAGATCCAGCCCAAGGAGGGGCAGGCAATGGCTCACGTCGTCAAGCTTCGCGTCAAGGACACCACCGCCAGCACGGGCACCGGCACGAAGGTGCTGGCGCGCACGTCGACGCTCAACTTCCGCACCTTCGACGCGGTGATGGCCAACGGCGACACCTGCGACGCCATCGTGGTCAACCGCAGCGCCAACCAGTGGGAGCATTCCTCGTGGACCATCGCCGGCGTCGGCGGCGAGCCGGTGCTGACGCGGCTCGAGTTCAAGGAATCTTCGACCGGCACGCCGGTGCACTTCACCGAAGGCGTCAAGGACGTGCTGATGCTCTATCCGGTGGCGGGCAAGCTGGACTTCACAGCGCGGACCCTGAAGCTTGCGCCCAACATCATCGACGGCACGCCCGGCACGGTCAGCGCGTTCCGCTTCTATGACGATGGCAATGGCTGGATCGGTGGTATCGGAATTTCGTCCGGGTCGGTCGACTATCGGTCTGGTACCAACCACACTTGGTACACCGGCACAGCACCGGTTCAAGTTGCACAGCTCAACTTCAGTGGTCTCGGCATCGGCACGGCACCATCACATCGCCTTCATGTAGTAGGCCCGACCGCTGCTTCTACGGCGATGATTGGTGATGCTGCAATCGCTGTACGTCTAGGGGTGAACAACAACGCGGCTTCTGTTGAAGGTGTTAATAACATTAACTCCGTCTACAAACCGCTGTGGCTTAATGGAGAACTACTTCTATTAGGCACCGCCGGTTCTGAGAAGGCCCGCATACTATCAAACGGAAACGTCGGTATAGGCACTACTTCACCTGGCGCTCGCCTGCACGTCCGTGGCTCCGGCTTTGACGGAGGGAAAGGCCTTTTCGAGAGCACCACGAACGGCAATTCGATTGCCGTCATTGGTGTAAATGGTGCGGGTATCTATGACAGCGCCTTTCTTACCCTTTCGGACGGCACGCGCACGATCTATCTCGGCCTCACCGGCACTGCCGCAGGCGGCGATGTCGGCCGTTTCAGGATTATCGGCGCGAACGGCCAAGAGAATTTCAGCATCGGCACGACGGGAAATGTCGCACTTGGCGCCATAACAGCCGCGGCCAAGCTCTCGATTGGTCTGGATGGCGGTACGCATTCG